CTTGTCGTCATTTAAACACAACGAATTGTCTAGGTTGGCTATGTTTGCTAGGGAAATTGGTAACGACAAGAATGCTGCACCTTTCCTGACTCAAATTGCTATGAGTGCTGCTGCGGCAGGCATTACTGGTATGTTGGGATTCCAAGAAGCTGACTGGCTCTATCGTAAGGTTACCAAAGCTATGGGTAAGCCTGACAGCCTGTCCAGGGTAGTCATTGACTTCTCAGAAGGTTTGACAGAAAATGCCAAGAGTAAGTATGTTGCCAGTCATGGTATGTTCTCCCTTTTGGGATTGGATATGTCCAAACGATTGGGTATCTCTGACGTGATTCCTGACTCTGTTGCTGAAGCTGCTTTCCCTGGTGGAAGTAAACTCACGGACGTGGCTGGTGCGGGTCTATCAGCAATGACTAGCCCAACTGAGATGAACCTCAAACGGTTTGCTAGAGAAGCCTCTCCTGGCTTTGCTACTGGTCCAACGGATCGGGAGTGGTTTAGTAATCAGACAGAACAGGGTGAGTTGGCCCTCAACCGCAAAACTCTTGCTGGACAAGTTATCCGTAACGATGCTGACAAGATGGCTAAGAACTGGGGATTCACTGGCATCAACGAGAGTGTTCAGAAACAAAAGTTGTGGGATTTGCAGCAGCAGGGGATTGGTTATGTGGAATTGCGTACGGCTGTCGTGAACAAGATGGTGGATAGGTTGCACACAGGTAAGCCCATCCCTCCTGAAATGTTTACCAATTATGCTAAATATGAGGGTGATGTGGATTCTCTTGTAACTGAATTGACTCGTAAGGTCAAGGCGGGGGAGATGAGTGCTGTGGATGCTGCCAAACTTAGGGCAATGTCTGCTAAGACCATTCCTCAACAAGCTCAAGGTCAACGTGTGATGGAGGCATTCAGTGAATAAACTAATTCTGTCAAAGGAAGGTGCAGACCTCCTTGTACAACGGGAGGGTCTTCGTACTAGGGCATACAAGGACACTAAAGGCATCTGGACAATTGGCGTAGGCCATACCGGACCTGACGTGTTCCCCAACTCTAGGTGGACTACCGAGAAGGTGATGATGGTATTCCAAACTGATGTGAAATGGGCGGAAGAGGCGGTCAACTTGACAACCCACCCTCTCAAGCAACATCAGTTTGATGCCCTAGTTAGCTTTGTGTTTAACATTGGTGCTGGTGCATGGCACAAGAGTACCCTCAAGAAGTTGCTGCAACTGGGTAACATAGAGGCTGCTACCAAGCAATTTGATCGGTGGAGATTCCCTCCTGAGATTCTTGGTAGACGGATGAGTGAAAAAGCTCAATTTTCTGGAAAACGATAGGCAAAAGAAAACCCCGCGTCCTGTGAAGGATGGCGGGGTTTTTTATTTACTGGACTTCTTCAATCCATTTTACATTTGCTGTATTGATGAACACTTTGGTACCATTTGCTTTTTCACAAACAATCCACTCTTTGTGGTCATATTTCACAACGTCCAGTTTTTTGTAAGACCCATTCATAAATGCAAAAAGAAGGGTCCGCTTAGTATCAAGATTACCAGCCATATTATTTAATCCTTATAAGAAATGAAACTCACTCGTAGCAGAAAAAGGTCTAGAATAACTATTCCTGACACATCTTCTTCTTCCTCGTCATCGTCAAACGACAGGTGTTCAAGGCCCACCTTAAGGCCATTGATTAGCTCTAGAGTTACATCAAGAGCCACAAGTACCCCCACCAGTCAAATCACAAATATCAACCGGCATCTCATCATACACAGTGTCCTTGTGTTTCAAGGCTTCTGAGTAGGGGACAGCGGTAAGAGGCTGACCTCCTCGACTTCCATCTGGATAGCAGGTGAATCCTCGAAGGCGTGGAGCGTACCTAGCAAGGACTTCCGTAAACTTTCCAATACCACTTTCTGAGTTTCCTTTGCTCCCCCAAGCTGGGAGATTGATTGTGCTGGAAATTGACATATCAACGTAATCTTGAATGTCCGCTTGGAATTTAATTCGCTGTTCATAGTTGCTACTTAGGTCAAGGGCTGATTCAATTGAATCTGGGTCAACACCATATTTTGCAATTAGAGCTTGGGCTGTTCCATCAACAACATATTGATATTTCCATTTAGTGCCTTCAGTAAGGAAACGGCGCTTGTAAGCAACAGCAAACAGTGGCTCGATTCCAGTCGTTGTCCCTGCAAGGATTCCAATAGAGCCTGTAGGCGCAATCGCTCTGTACGCAACTGGTCGAGAGACGAACAGTCGGTCACAATGCTCGTTTGCGCTTCGTTCTGATTCGGATTCATAGACTTTCAACCATTCATGTAGTTCGGGGCTCACTTCGTACTTGTAGGATCGTTGGAGAAGCCACTCATGCAATCCCATCAAGCCCAAGCCGAGCCGACGATTTTTCTCACGTACTTTGTATACTTTCTCATAAGGCAGGTCTGCCCGAAGAGTTCCACAGACAAGGAACTTGGAGGCGAGTGCAACCACATCCTTGAATTCCGCCAGAGACTGAATATTGCCGAGATTGATGCTGCCAAGATTACAAACGTCAGAATCATCTTCGCTAGTGACCTCCGTGCAAGCATTTCGTAGGGTTTCATTCTGTTTATCACCAAAGTTGAAGCTAAAACCCGGTTCCCCGGTTTCCATGGCTTGCCGGACGTTCTGCAAGAACACTGGATTGTTTTCCAACCCACCAACCAGGGCAGCATCATCATAGTTGACGCTGATGTTGGTCATGTCCAGAGGTGCTGGGAAGTTGAAGTCTCGCTGCTTCTCGTTACGAATTAGCTCGGACCAATTTTTGCTTCCAAGGAACGCAGAGATGTCTTCATGTTGCCAGTTAAGCGATGCATAAATAGCAGACCTTCGACTTCCTCCTTGCATGACATTTCTACCAATTTCGTTGATTGCATACATGAGTGGTAGTGGCCCAGAAGCAGTTCCTCCAGTTCGGCTAAGAGCTTTTCCAGCCGGTCGAAGTCGTGAGTAGTCAATTCCAATTCCCCCACCTGTCATCAAACAAGACATTGCCCGCCATGTTACATTGCTCCATTCTTCTCGTGTATCTTCTTCTGCTCGTAGAAGGTAGCAGTTATTGTAAGCTTTGAAAGGGCGTCCTGCGTAATACAAATACCGTCCACCGGGCAGAAATTTGAAATCTTTGATGTAAGTAGCCAGTTGCTTTCTGTCTTCGTCAGACATGAGTTTGTGGACAGTGCCTTGACGAGTACCACACACATCCTCAACAAGACGTTCAGCAAGCTTACTCCAAGTATCGCTAGGACCTTGTGCATATTTATACCTAAAAATGTTTTCACCGAAGTTGGTGCGAAATTCAGATTTTTCCAATGAGTACCTCCGGCTTGTTACTACCTGTGAGTTTTTCCAACTCCCGTTGTCGTTTGTCTGCGTCAAGCCTGCACATTTCGCACTGACCTTTCCTCATCCACATTTTGTGCATCACACATCTCCCTGGGTGGGGCTTCCCCTTCTCCATGAAATCGTCGAATTTCTGTGTCAGCTTCCTTCTCCTCAATTTTACGAGTGATGTATTTCTTTTTGTAACCTTGCTCATCTGGATGTACAGCAAGGTTCTTGTTGTTATATTTCATCGGCAAGCTTCTAGCAACTCTGTTTTATGTTCTGTGATTTCGTCTTGAAACTTATCAATGATGTCAAGAAACTCTAGACCAAGAATGTCAAGAAACTCAGTGATGTCCAGCTTTGCTGCAATTAGGTCATGTAGTTCTTCATTCAACGAGTGTCTCCCGATCCTTGGATAACATTACGCTCTGCCCGATCCATCAACTTGACAATGTTGACCTCCGCTACGTCGGTCAATGAATAACCCAACTCTTTAGCAGAACTGGTGAGGTACCACAAGACATCTCCCAACTCCTTGAGGGCTAGAGGTTTGTCCAGTTTACCATCACGGATGAGTTTCTTTACTTTTTCCGAGTATTCCCCGGCTTCTCCTGTGAGTCCCAAGGCAGTGTAAGCCAGTGCCATTGGACTTCCTGAACCCGCTTCTGGATAGAGAGCAAAACGCTTTGCAAGGTTTTCATATTCGTAGAAGGATTGGATGTGCATTACTTCACATCCCCATTAGCACGCTTCTCTACTTCCCGTTGCAAGTACCAGATGGCCTTCTGCAAATCCTCAACACCATTCTTGTAATCGGCACGCCAGATGTATTTCATAGCATTGCCTAGGGTGAAAGTCATGTGCTCAGTGATCTGAATACATTCCACACCACTTGGATGA